GTCGTACTCCAGGTGAACACGCGCCTTCGCAGCGAGTACCAGTGTGGGCTTGAAGCCTGACTCATCTTTCCAGAACGTCTCTCGCACCCACAGCCGATCGCCTGGCTGGCCGTAGGGACATGCCTTAGCGATATCCGGGTCATCCGGATGCCACTGCTTTCCGGAATAGCTCACGCGTCCTGCGGCGTTGAACTTCACCGCACGCCGCGTCACCGTCTTGCGGCAGTCGAGAATGGCGCGAACCATCGGCGCGCTGAAAAGGATGGGGCGCTCTTTCATGATCAAGCCCTCGCCAATGCATGATCGCGTGGCACCCGGAAGCCAGCGGCATTCGCATGGCCACCACCGCCGAATTGCGCGGCGATCGCGGATACATCGAGGCCGTCAGCAGCGGAGCGCAAGCTGAAGACCCGCATGTCGGAGGTGTCCCAGTAGCACGCAGCGAAAGGCTCGCCCGCGGCCATCCGTTCGCCCGCATCGCTGGTGAGGGTGTGCGGAAGGCTGGCCACCGGCACGTCATGGCCGGCGATCGTCATGCGACGTTTGCACAGGTCGACGAGTTCGGCCACGTCCTTGTGGTGTTTGCGTTCGATAGCTTCGCCTTGGAGCTGGAGCAAATCTGCCGGGGCACGGGCGAGCACGTCCCACACGTCGAATCGGTATGGGTAGCTGAAAAGCGTCGCGCTAATCTCGCGGGTGCCCGGCAACGCGAAGCGCCACAGGTCGCGATCCTCCACATGGTTGACCAGGGCGGGACGTGCCACGCCAGGGTGGAAGAAATCCCAGGCGATGCCGGCGCCACTGCGGTCCATGTCGAACAGCGCGTAGACGATGGCACGGCCGATGTTCTCGGCCTGGTCCATCGCCACGCAGGCCAGAATGTGGTCCCAGGTGCGCGGCGCCGTCCAGTCCGGTGAATCGAGGCGTGCGCAGGTGAGGTACTGCGGCGCTGTGCGTGATTCCCGTGGAACATCGGCCGCGGCGCTCTTGTGGTGGTCCAGCACGAGGATCGAACGCGCCTGCAAAGCCATGGCGCGCAGGACCTCGGGCGGGTAGCTGAAATCGACGAGGATCACATCGCGCGCGGCGACATCGGGCGCCGGAGCCTGATAGGTCGCCGGAAGATACTCGGCGCCGCTACCGAAATGGCGATAGGCGGCCCAGGCCGCGGTGAATCCGTCGGCGCAGTTGGCATGGTAGATGACAAGAGGGCCGGCCTTGGGGTTCATGCGGTTTCTCCAGTGAGTGCACCTTCGACAAACGCGACGGCGGATTTCAGGTAGGCGTAGTACGCGCTTCGCCCGATGGTTACGCCGATGCGCGAGAGCCGCTGCAGGCGTTCGCCTTCTGGGAGCCCGCACATGAAATACTCCGCGCGCAGGACGCGCGCCTCGCGCCAACGGCCCTGGTTTTCCATCCGGCGCACGATGAGCTCGACGCGATCGGCATCGGGATCGCCGCAACGCGGCGCGGCCCCAACGAGCGCATCGGCGCCGGCGTAGCCCAGACGGACCAGCTGCTCGCCGCCGTAGGCACTTGCCCAGCACTGGAGCTGTTGTTTCAAGTCGTGCGGATCGGGCATGGGGATCTCCTACTTCAGACCGGCGTGGCGGGTGCCGCGGATGGTACGGCGGGTGCTGGGTTGGACGGGTCCGCGCAGGACATCGCGCGCGCGTTGCAACAGCGCGGCATCGAGCATGGCGACGATGGGCGAGCCGGGTTCGCCGAGCTGGTCGGCCAGAGCGCCGAGGACAGCAACCTCTTCCGGCAGCCCGCCGCTCGCGCGGCGCCACTGGTCCAGCCGCACCTGCTCCACTGTGGACATCGGCTCGCGATCGACCTGGCACAGGATCTCGTCGATGGCCTGGCGCACGGGGAGCGCGGCGGGCGCGGAAGGTGTTCCACGGGAATCCACAACGGCAGGGGCCGGTACCGGCATCGCTGCGGCGCCCTGCTGGGCCAGCTCCATGAGGCGCGCTTCCCGCGCGGCCCAATCCGCCAGGCTGGACCGGTGCAGGCGCAGCTCGTGGTGGTGGGCCGCGGCGTACGCGTAGACGAAGGTGTCGAGCGGCTCGTTGCGGATGCTGCTGCGGTTCTTTTCCCAGCGGTTCTTGCGCGGGTTGAAGGTCTCGCTGACCAGGCCATCAAGATAGAAGTCGTCGAGGTCTTCGGAGAGGTGGATGAGGCGCGCCTCGGGCGCGGCATCCGCATCGCTGGACAGGCGCTGGAAGATCCAGTGCTTCACGCCCACGGTACCGACGTGATAGATGTGCACGCCCTTCTTGTCGAGCTTGCCCTTGTAGTTGACGTCCTCGAGTTTCGGGCGGCTGATGACGGGCGCGTTGTTCGGCACCGCGCCGAAAATACACATGGGCCGGCGCACGCGGCGCGACCGCACGAAGTGCTTGACGTGTTCCGTGCGGTGGCCACCAGCGTCGATGGCGGTGGCCTCGATGCGCAGCCAGCCGCCCAGCGCATGGGCCAACGGGCGATTGAGCAGGTCGGTGAGCTTGGCCCAGACCTCGTCCTCGCCGGGGTCGCCGGCGAGCTCGACGTAGTCCAGCACCCAGCACATCATGCCGCGGCCCCAACCGAGGATGGTGACGGCCAGGCGATCGTCTTGGGTGTCCACGCCGGCGGTGAGCGCGAGCACGCCGCGCGGGGCCACACGCAGGCGGTACAGCTCGCGACGGTCGCGGATGAGGTTGACTTTGGCCTTGCGCAGCGACGGGTCTTCCCAGGCTTCGGCGAGGCGGTCATTGATGAAGGTTTTCAGTTTCGCCGGATCGCCCTGGGCGTCGAGCCACATGCCGACCAGGTCGGCCCAGCGCGGGCCAAGGCCCATCGGGTAATAGAGGCAGTTGGCGTGGTATCCGCGGATCTTGCGATCGGGGTAGGTAGGCACCCAGCGACCGCGCGCGATGAGGCCGGTTTTCTGGTGCTCCTCGATCACCACGCCGCATTCGCGACAGCCGTACCAGCAGCGCTTGCCATCGGGCGTCCAGTGCAGGCCGCTCCACTCGAAGGGCTGCTCGTGGCCACAGTCGGGGCATGGCCACAGCCAGCGGCGCTGGTCGGACTTCTCCCACAGCGCCGTGAGTCGGCACAGGCCGCGGATCTCGGGCGTGCCGACCTTGAAGCGCTTGTACGTGCTGGGGAAGCCGGAGGTGCGACCGTCGAGCATCGCATCTGGATCGTCGCCGCTCTTGAGCGCACTGGCGAAGCTGGAGAACTCGTCGACCAGGATCATGCCGGCCGCGGTGGATTTCAGGCGCACCGGGTTGCCGGCGTGCTCGATGTAGAGCTGGCCACCCTGGAAATCCTTGAAGCTTCGCCGGTTGCTGGACTCGCGGCTAGCGATGCTGGTGAGCACACGTTGCACGGACGGTGTTTCGTCGATCAGTGGATTGAGCTTCTGGTCGATCCACTTGTTCATCGACACTTCGCCCGGCAGCACCACCATGATCGGCTGCGGGTTCTCCTCCATGGTGTAGCCGAGGATGTTGGTCTCGATCTCGCTCTTGCCGAACTGGATCGGGAACAACGCCACGGCGTCGTGCACGGGGCTGCGCGCGCTGAAGCAATCCATTACCTCGACCTGCAGCGGGTTGCGCGAGTTGTCCCAGGCGCCGGGGATGCTGCTTCCCTTGCGCGAGAGGCGCCGCTTGGCGGCGGCCCACTCGCTGACGCGTAGCGGCTTGCGCGGTGCGATGGCGCGGGCCACGGCGCGGGCGACTTCGACGCGAGCGCTGGCGAAGTCCGCGCTCAAAACAACCCACCCTGCTGCACCGCCGGCGGTGCGCCGGAAGTCGTGAGCCGCTGATGGAGCTCAAACAGGAACGCGACACGTTTGGCGTCGCTGCTCAGATCCGGACGCTTGCGGCCCGCGCGCAATTCCGCGGCGATGTATGCGTTGTCGACGGCCTGGTCATTGGCCTCGTGCGCGACACGCAGATCCGCCGGCATTGTCTCAGGGTCATACAGTTCCGCGAGGGTAGCGCCGGCATACCTCGCCCTGATATCGAGGATGTGCTGTGCCGCGCGCTCGACTTGCATCCGGTGATAGTCCGCGTCGAGGTTCATGCGTCTACCTTGCCGAGACCGGTGAACTTCCGCGCCAGCTCCTCGAGCGCCTGCTCGATGCCATCGCGCAGCTTGAGCCGCACGGCGTCCTCGTCGTCGGTGGCAGCCAGCTGGGGGGCCAGGACAGCAGGCAGAAGCTCCAGGCGGCTGCGCAGCTGGACGGTGACGTCCGCGACGGTGGCCAGGACTTCGTCGCGGACCATGAGCCCTCCCATCTCCACCTGCTCGTCGCGCAGCGCCTTGCGGGCCAGCGCTTCCTCGCGCTCGGCCTGCGCCTTGGCGCGGCGGAGGGAGAGAGGATCGACCGGGAAAACGACGGCATCAGGATCGTTCGTCTCCGATTCCTCGGTCGCGGATGACGGAGCGGAAGGCGCCGGAGGGGCGCCCTGCCCGCGGGCGGAAGCATGGCAGGCGCGAACGGCGGCCTTCGCCGGATCGCGCGTGGAAGCGATCAGCTGCAGGGAGTCGGCCACCCGCACGCGCTTGCCGTCGTCAGTCAGCACCAGGCGCCCCGCATGGCGCAGCGCAGTCACGTAGCCTGGTTTGCACCCGAGCCGGGCCGCGAACTCGCGGAAGCCTTCCGTTGCCGGCAGGTCACCCATGAGCATCACCCTCTTCCTTTTTTTTCGGAATTTCGAAAGAAGAGAGGAACGCGCGCGCGAGCGCGGGCGTTCTGCGGCGACAGCGCCGGTCTGCGGGCACGTCTGCGGGCAGCGCGAACCAGCAAACCCGCGCCACGCCTGCGTCTCTGCGGCATTGCGGCCTCTGCGGGCACATGCCTCGTGCGCGCGCATGTACGCGCGCGAGTGGACGCAGGATCGGAGTGCTATCCCCCGCGCGGGCGGGCGCGCGAGAAGCCGCAATGCCGCAGAAAGCCAGTTGCAAAGCCATTTCTGCCCGCAAACTTGGCCGCAAGTTTGCGGGCAAACGCCGCAGAACGGTCTGGACGGACATCAGAAATCCCCCTCGTCCCAGCCGGCGCCATCGGTCTGGCCGGCTTTGTAGTCGCCGGATCTATTGCGCATGGCCACGATCTGCTCGCCCAGCCAGTCGGCCTCGACCACGCCTTCCGGTGGCCGCTGGCCGAAGGTGAGCGTCGACAGGGGGTTGGAGATGGTCTGCTGTCGTCGGTGGCCCTTGCGCTGGGCCTTGATGCCGCGGCGCTTGTCCAGCAGGTTCACGAAGCGCTTGATCGACGCCGGCCGCACGCCCTGGTTGGCGCACCAGTTGCCGTAGACGCGGAACCAGTCTTCGGTGAGCCCGGGCATGGGCTTGAGCGGCGGGATCTCCAGCGCGATCAGCGCGTCGACGAAATCGACCGGGCTGTCCTGGGCAAGCTTGACGAGATCGCGCTTCGCTTCGGTGTCCGGCGGCAGCACGCCAGGGCTGAAGTCGCCGAGGTCGAGGTGCAGCAGGTAGTCGTGCAGTGCGGCGATGCCCCCGTTGGCCAGCTCCTCCATGATCGCGTGGTAGTAGGCCGGATCCTTCTTCGGCGGCGTCCAGATGACGCAGTGGCGGCGATCGTCCTCCTCGAGCACGACCGGCATGGACTCGTTCGACAAGAACACCAGGTTGAGATGGTTGACTTCGTCGTACGCGGCGATGTGCTTCGGGTTGATGCGGATGCGCTGGCCGGTGACCAAGACCTTGAGCAGGTTCTTCTGCTC